TCCTGAAGTGGCTGGACAAGAAGAACGAGCGCGCCCATGAGTTGCTGATGTTCCAGCGTCAATGTGACCTTGAAGCCCAGAGGGGCGCCCAAAAGCTCGCCGAGATTGGCGCTCACAGGGAGGCTGCAGTCGATGTTGGAGCGATGGTTGCTTTCAACGCGGCGATCAACCAGCAGACCGAGATGGTGAAGGCGGTAGGCGGATGGGTGGCTTCTCTGTCCGCCAGCGTCCGCCCGGTGGTTACTTACTGGATTCTTGCGATTTGGTCTTTTGCTCATCTCTGGTTCGCCTGGATGAGCTACCGGGTTGGCATGGACCCGATTGACGTCTTCAAGCTGGTAATGAGCGCAGACTTTGCTGCGCTGGTTTCTGGGACCCTGAACTACTGGTTCCTCGACAGAACCCTTGCCAAGCGAGGGCTCTGATGCAGGAGGCGGTGCAGATCGCTGCCGACCTCTGCAAGTTGTTTGAGGGGTTCCGGTCAAAGCCGTACCTATGCCCAGCCGGTGTGCCGACCATTGGGTACGGCAGCACGTACTACGAGAACGGCAACAAGGTCGAACTCACGCATCCGCCAATGAGCAAGGAGCGCGCTGAACAGCTGTTGCTGTTCGAACTGAACCACACATACCTTCCTGGAGTCCTCCGTCAATGCCCAAATCTGCTGCAAGAAAAGCCGGGTCGTCTGGCAGCGATAGTGGACTTCGCCTACAACCTGGGCGTCGGGAGGCTGCAGACGTCCACCCTGAAGCGAAAGATCGTCGCGAAGGATTGGGACGGGGCGAAGGAGCAGCTGATGCTTTGGACCCGTGGGGGTGGGAAAGTTCTTCCGGGTCTCGTCAGACGCAGGTCCGCCGAGGTCCAGTTGATGTAATCCCGAAGTACCCGGTCTACGACCCCAAGACCGACGGGAACGTCTTTGAATGGATCATCCAAGCCTGCGCTCAGATGCGGGCTGCACAACAACTTGAGCGGATCAGTCGAAGACCGCCGAAGGTAATACCCCCTGATGAACGTCAACTACCAAGCCCCTGGTCCGATAACTGAAGCCTTCCATCAAGACAACTCGTTCGTGCGCGGTCTGATGGGTCCTGTCGGATCGGGCAAGTCGACCGCATGCTGCTTCGAGGTTCTGTCCCGAGCCCTGGAGCAAATGCCTGGACCTGATGGTGTGAGGCGCTCACGCTGGGCGATCTGCAGAAACACATACCCTGAACTGAAGTCGACCACGATCAAGACGTGGATGGATTGGTATCAGGACTTGGCGACGATGAAGTGGGACACACCCATCACGTCGAACATCAACATCTCCGACATCGGGGACGGAACGGGACTTGAGCTTGAGGTCATCTTCATGGCGTTGGATCGCCCTGATGATGTCGGCAAGCTGAGGTCCTTGGAGTTGACCGGCGGCTGGATGAACGAAGCCAGCGAGATGGAGAAGGCGGTTCTGGACATGCTGACTCAGCGTGTCGGTCGCTTCCCCTCCAAGCGCAACGGCGGTCCTAGCTGGACTGGTGTGATCATGGACACCAACCCGCCTGACGATGACTCCTGGTGGTACAAGCTGGCTGAAGAAGAGCGCCCGGAAATCTTCCGGTTCTTCAAACAACCAGGTGGTTTGATCCAGGACATGGACCCCAAGTCGCCCACGTACCAACAGTACGTGCCGAACCCGCAGGCTGAGAACATCCAGAACCACAGCCTCGGGTATCAGTACTACTTAAACCAGCTGTACGGCAAGACGGAAGACTGGATCAGGGTCTTCCTGCTGGGGCAGTACGGCACCACGATGGATGGCAAGCCCGTCTATCCGGAGTGGAACGAAAGGGTCCACCTGTCGGAGATGGCGATTACGCCGATCCAGGGGATGCCGATCCTGCTGTCGTTTGACTTCGGTCTGACCCCCGCCTGCGCCTTCCTGCAGATGAACAGTCGCGGACAGCTGTTGGTCCTCAAAGAGTTGGTCTCCGAGGACATGGGCATCCGGCAGTTCTACTCCGAAGTTGTACGCCCTGTGATCCGAGGCGAGTACTCGAAGCATCGCGTCGAGGCTGTTGGCGACCCCGCTGGGAACATGCGCAGCCAGACCGATGAGAAGACCTGCATGCAGGAACTGATGGAGCTTGGCATCCTTTGTGAGCCTGCTCCGACCAATGAATTTGTGGCTCGACGCGAGTCCGTTGCTTACTTCCTGCAGCGGATGTCCGGCGGAGAGCCTGGGTTTGTCCTGGACCCCTCTTGCAAGATGCTGAGGAAAGGGTTCAACGGCGGCTACCGCTACGAGCGACTTCGAGTCTCTGGCTCTGCGCGGTTCAAAGACCGTCCGGTGAAGGACAAGTTTTCACACATACACGACGCCCTTCAGTACGGGTGTCTCCAGATGAGGTCCGAGATGAGCCCTATTCGCTCAAAAACAGTACACAACCACCCGGTAGCTGCCGGTTGGGTCTAAGGAATCGACATGGCACTTGAATCACTGAGGTTGCGGCGCGACGTCGAGAAGGAGCAGATCAAGGAGGAACCTGCTGTTCTCTCCCTGAGCGCCTACATCGACCGCTGCTACACCGAAGCCAAGTCTGCCAAAGCCGACATCACCGAGCGCCTGCTTCGCTGCGAGCGCCAGCGTCGTGGCGAGTACGACCCCGACAAGCTCGCACTGATCCGCCAGACCGGCGGCTCCGACATCTACATGATGCTCACGGACATCAAGTGCCGTGCAGCCGAGTCGTGGATCAAGGACGTGCTGTTGTCGGGCACCGGCTCAAGCTGGAGCTTGCAGCCAACTGCTGAGCCTGCGCTACCCAACGAAATGCGCGAAGGCATCATCGAGACCGTCGTGATGGAAGCCGACGCCGTGTCCCAGCAAGGCATGGCAATTGACCCGCGAGCGATCAATGCCCGGATGAAGGAGTTGTACGACACGGTCACCAAGCGCATGAACGAGCTTGCCAAGAACGCTGCCATGAACATGGAGCGTCGCATGCTGGACAAGCTCACTGACGCGCGCTGGTCGGAGACGATGTCGGAAGTCATCTATGACTTTGTGACCTTCCCGTCATGCGTGATCAAGGGTCCGGTCATCAAGCAACGACGTCAGATGCGCTGGACCAAAGGCTGGAAGCCGGAGGTCTTTGAGGACATCGGCGAGTCGTTCGAGCGCGTATCGCCCTACGACTGCTTCCCTTCTCCCAACGCGGTGACGCCGCAGGACGGCTACTTCATCCAGCGCCACCAACTGACGCGGGCATCGCTGTCCAAGCTGATCGGAGTTCCTGGGTATAACGACGACGCTATCCGCGCAGCGCTTGAGCAGTACGGGCGTGGCGGTCTGCGCAACATGGAGCAGGGCGACTCCGAACGCCACCTGCTTGAGGGCAGGAACAACACGCTGATCGGCACTGAGATCATCGAAGCCGTCGAGTTCTGGGGCTCCGCTTCGGGCTACATGCTCCGCGAGTGGGGCATGAAGGACGTTGAGGATCACGTTGAGTACGAGGTCAACTGCTGGAAGGTTGGCTCGCATACGATCAAGGCGATCAAGAACCCCGACCCGCTTGGTCGCCGCCCGTACAGCAAAGCAGCCTGGGAGAACATCCCCGGCGCGTTCTGGGGCATGGCTCTGCCAGAGATCATGCGAGACACCCAGGTCATCTGCAATGGTGCCGCTCGCGCCCTGTCGAACAACATGGGCATCGCATCAGGTCCCCAGGTGGAGGTCAGCGTTGACCGCTTGCCCGACGGCGAGAACCTGACCTCGATGTACCCATGGAAGATTTGGCAGACGACGTCTGACCGCACTGGCGGCGGACAGCCTGCTGTTCGTTTCTTCCAGCCGAACATGAACGCTGAGACGTTGATGAACGTCCTTCAGTACTTCCAGAAGGTGGCTGATGAAGTCACCGGAGTGCCGAACTACGTATACGGCAGCAGCAACGTCAGCGGCGCTGGGCGCACCGCAAGCGGCTTGAGCATGCTGATGGAGAACGCAGCCAAGGGCATCAAGCAAGCGATCCTGAGCCTGGACAAAGCAACGTCCGAGATGCTCACTCGCTTCTACGACCACTTGATGATCTATGACGACGATGTCAGCATCAAGGGCGACATGCAGATCGTCGCCTCCGGGATCGTCGGGACCCTCCTCAAGGAGACCCAGCAGCAGCGCCGCAATGAGTTCATGCAGCTGACTGCCAACCCATTCGACATGCAGATCATCGGACCTGCTGGTCGTGCAGAGCTTCTGCGCGAGACCGCCAAGTCCTTGAACATCGATGTCGACAAGATCGTGCCGAAGCCTGATGAGATTCTGATGGCTCAGCGCGCGCAGCAGGAGGCTACCGCAGCTGCAGCTGAACAAGCTCAGGCGCAGCCGCCCCAACAACAGCAGCCTCCGATGCTGCAATAGGAGATCACATGGGAAAACTCACTTCGTTCCTTACTGGAGCAGGGCAAGGCGCACTTGCAGTCAAGCGCTATGAAGACAGCAAGAAGCGCATGGAAGATCAGGACAAGCTTTTGCGCGACGTTCTGTCGGGCAACATGAAGAAGACGCCAGAGGAAGACCCGATGGCTGCTTTTGCAGATGTGCCGCGAACTCTAGTATCTGGCGGCGACCCGCTGACAGAAGATGAGCGCCGCAAGCTGAATGCTTCTGGAATGGCTAACGGCGGGATGGTCCAGCCGATGCCGCAACACTGGGACAAGATGTCCTGGCAGCGCGCCTCATTCAAGAAGTGATCACACCAAAACAGCGCGAAGTCGTTGAACGCCTGAGACGGGACTCAGACTTCCAACACTTCGTGCAGTACCTTATTCAGGAGAGGGAAGCGAAGCGAGATGACTTGGAGGCAGCAACTGCTGCAGTCCAGGCTCACAAGCTGCAGGGCTACTGCCTCGCGCTTTCCGACCTGATAAAGCTGTGTTCGACTGAACACAGGTAACCCGCCGGGGAAACCCGGCATCAACCCGCCCTGAACTCCGGTCACGTAGGCAGAGACTCCGATGAGGCTCTCTTGCGCGTAGGACATGGCTCAGAGGAAATTTAATGTCACGACTACCAAGAGCAGTTGAGAAGCAAGCCGAGCTTGCGGAACAAGCGTACCAACAAGCGTATGGAACTCCGGATGGCGCCACACCACCGGCTCCAGCACCAGCCGTCGACCCAGCACCTGCTGAACCGACTGATCCGAAACCGACTGAACCTGTCGATAGCGCTCCGCCTGCGGAACCCGCGAAAACAGATCAGCCGCCTGCCGATAAACCCGCCGATGAGAGCGGCGACCTTGACCACTGGAAGCAACGCGCCAAAGTGGCTGAGGGTCGTCTTGCGAAAGAGATGCCCCGCATGGCTCAGACGATCCGCGAACTGCGTGATCAGCTGGCTGCTGCAGAGCAGAAGGTCGCATCACTCGAAACGCCTGCGCCCACCAACGACGGCATCAAGCCGGAAGAGGTTGAGCAGTACGGAGCGGAGTTCATCGACATGGTCAAACGCGCTGCAAAGAGCGCGAATGGCGTAGACGGTGATGTCAAGAAGCAGCTTGAACAGGTCACGGAGGCGCAGCGCAAGGTCGCGCGTCAGGCGTTCTTTGAATCACTGAACCGAGACGCTCCGCAGTGGGAACAGCTGAATACCGATCAGGACTTCCTGAACTACCTCGCAGGGCTCGACCCGTATACAGGTCGCCCGAGGCAGGAACTCTTTGACGACGCTTACGAAAAGCTCGATGCATGGCGCATCGCCAACTTCTTCAACTCCTTTGAGCAGTCGAGACAACCAAGCACCGAGTCGCGACCGCCAAGCCGCGCTGATCAGGTGGTGCCGTCCTCGACGAGGGCAGCGCAGCCAGCTGCAGCACCGGCAAAAAGGGTCTGGACCACGGAAGATGTCGCTCGTTTCTACGACGACGTCAGGCGTGGGAAGGTCACTGAGGCAGAAGCGGCTCGGATTGAATCCGACATATTCGCCGCTCAATCTGAAGGGCGCTTTCGTTGAAGCAGACAATCCCGTCTGACACGAACGCTTAGCAAACAGGGGGCGGCGAGGACATACAAACAAGGAGTTTCAAATGTCCATCGCTGTTTCTGGAAACTACTATGGCGCCGGTGCTGGCACCGACGGCTACACCGGGAAGTTCATCCCGCAAATCTGGTCCGGCAAGCTCCAGGTCAAGTTCTATAGCTCGACCGTTCTTTCTGAGATCACCAACAACGACTGGGAAGGCGAGATCAAAGACCAAGGCGACAAGGTCGAGATTCGCACGATCCCCTCGATCACCATCAGTTCGTACAGCAAAGGTCAGACCCTGTCTTCGCAGGTCCCGACCAACAGCGTGATCGAACTGAATATCGATCAGGGCAAGTACTTCCAGGTCGTTGTGGACGACGTCGATGAGGTGCAGGCTGACCTCAAGCTCATGGACATCTTCACCAATGACGCTGCTCAGCAGATGAAGATTTCCGTGGACACCGATGTGTTGGCTGGCGTGAAGAACGCTGCAGCTGCTGCCAACCAAGGCGCAGCCGCTGGTGTTTTGAGCCAGAACATCAACCTCGGCGACGGCAACGCAACTGGCGGTCTGACCGGCGTTCAACTGACTAAGACCACGGTCATCAACAAGATCGTGGAAATGGGTCAGGTCCTGGACGAGCAGAACGTTCCTGAGATGGGTCGTTGGATGGTCATCCCCGCGTGGATGGCAGCCATGATCAAGCAGTCCGATCTGAAGGACGCCTCGATCACTGGCGACAGCCAGACTCCGTTGCGCAATGGTCGCCTCGGCACCATTGACCGCTTCACTCTCTACGTGTCGAACCTGTTGCCCACCGCAACTGGCGCGACCCGCATGTCTGGTGATACCGGCGCCGGCACCGTCAAGGGAACCTACGTGTACGCGGGCACTCGCGACGCCATCACCTTTGCTTCGCAGATCACCAAGGTCGAAACGCTGCGTTCGCAGTCCACGTTCGGGAACATCGTCCGTGGCTTGAACGTGTTTGGCTACAAGGTGATTAAGTCTGAGGCTCTGGTCGAAGGCTTCTTCTACGCCTGATGAGTAGGGCGGGCTGGGGCAACTCGGTCCGCCCTTTCTTCCAATGCTTCTACGACACAAACGAAACGGCAATGTTTATGCGTATGCCAAGGTCCTGATGGACTCTGGCGATTACGAGATTTACGAAGAGCCCAAGCCCGCAAAGGTTGAGCCTGAGCCCGCAAAGGTTGTTCGTCGCAGAAGAGT